TTTGAACCAAATGATGAATTGACTAGAAACGAGATCAAGGGTGCAATAGAATCATTCTTGTTGGAGTTGACCGGTCAGAGAGCATTGTATGACTTCCTAGTAGTTTGTGATGACACGAACAACACACCTACAAGGATTGACAGGAACGAACTGTACGTGGATATAGCAATTGAGCCGATCAAGTCAGTTGAATTCATCTACATACCGTTGAGAATCAAAAACACAGGAGAAATTGCAAAGTTAGGGAACTAATTTTGAATAAATAGGAGAAACAGATGGCAATATCAACTTTATCAAAATTTACAGTACCACTAGCAAACGATCAAAGTTCTGCATCACAAGGCTTATTGATGCCAAAACTACAGTATCGTTTCAGAGCAATACTTGAAAATTTTGGAGTATCAACACCAAGATCAGAACTAACAAAACAAGTTATCGATATCACAAGACCCAACTTGACTTTTGACAACGTGACACTGGATGTGTACAACTCAAAAGTTTATGTTGCAGGTAAACACACTTGGGATCCAATCACAATCACTCTAAGAGATGACGTTAACAACTCAGTTACTAAACTGGTTGGCGAACAGATCCAGAAACAGTTTGATTTCTTTGAACAGAGTTCAGCGGCATCAGGAATTGACTACAAATTCACAACTAGAATTGAGATGCTAGACGGTGGTAATGGAGCAAGTGCACCAAATGTGTTAGAAACATTTGAATTATATGGTGCATATGTTGAGAACGTGAACTACAACACGTTAGCATACGCAACTTCAGATCCAGCGACAATCACGATGTCAATCAGATATGACAACGCGATCCAAACTCCAACAGGAACAGGAATTGGTACAGCGGTGTCTAGAACGATCGGTACTCTAAGTACAGGTGGTGGACAATAATACAAAAATTAAGTAAGCAATTATAACATCAAAAGCGTCTTTATAGGCGCTTTTTTTGTGGCCATAAATACGAGTATGCCAAGCATAAACAACTTCCTAAAAGGTTTCCAGAACGGATTACCAGGTATGAAAGACTACCAACACGCATCGAGATTGTACCTAGACGACAATTTCAAGTTGATGCCAAAACAGAAGTTCCTGTTCCACGTGGTTTTCAACACGGATGAGACCCTGTTCGTTGATGGATTCAACGCCAACGAGAGGTATCAACTGAACATGTTAGTGAAAGCATGTGATCTACCCAAGTACAACATGAGCTACGAGGAGAAGACACAGTACAACAAGAAGATGTATGCTGGTACCAGGATAGCGTACGAACCTGTGAACATTACATTCCACGATGACCACGCAGACACTGTGAACGCATTCTGGAAGAAGTACTACGAATATAATATAGCGGATAGCATAGGCATGAACTCGGACCTTACAATCTCAAACACCAAAGATGATTATTATAATTTTGGCGATGCGAGACAGACGACCAAGTTCGGTATGGACACACCAAGGCAGAGGCAGAAACCTTACTTGAAAGGCATAGAGATCTTCGTGTTACACAAGAAACGTTTCACATCAATGACACTGGTCAATCCCGTTATTGGTTCATTCTCACATGACAATCTAGACCAGGCGGATGGTGCAGGTGTCATGAATAACACCATGCAGATACTATACGAGACAGTGATTTACAAGTCAGGCATAATCAACAAGAACAACGTGCCAGGCTTCGCCACAATAAACTATGACAATTCTCCTAGTCCACTAACGGTGTTAGGTGGTGGTACCAACAGCATATTTGGTCCTGGGGGTGTTGTGGATGGCATAGGTTCAGTGATCAGGAATGTGCAATCAGGAAACATTCTGGGTGCGATCCTTGGTGCTTCAAACACCTACAACAACGCTAAAAAAATAAAGAAGTCGGCCGTGAAAGAAGAGCTGAAAGGCATCGCCAAAGACGGAATTTTGGAAGTTGGCAAACAGGCGGGCTCAATAACCAACCCAGTGGCACAGTTCAGTGTGGGTGCGGCGGCCATAGTGGGTGCTTCGGCATTGGCATCAGCGAGGGGTACCGCGGACAACAATGACCAGGCCAACAACACAGTTATAACAAATTCCACAGTGGACACCGTGAACTTACTTGGATCGGATGAAGCATTCAATCTAATTTCCAATGATACGAATGTGCGAGACGAGGTAGCGGCCGCATTATACTTTAGAGACATAGGTTCTCGTAAAGGACTCTCAGTAGCACAATCAAACATAGAATATCAGGGATCGTCTGACAATATAAAAAATGTTTACACCAACAAGGCAATCACAGATATTAGAAAGTTAGTCACAGAGGGATATATTAAAATTGAAAGACAGACACTGGATGTTGAGATAGCAACAGAGAAGGCAACGATATAATGGCGGAATTCTACACAAATCTACCACCAAAAGACAAAGACGAATTACAGAAGACTGTGGACAAACTGACCACCACACCTTATGAGACAGACTACGAATTCAACGTGGGAGATTATGACAGCACAATAGCATTCTTCGTGAAAAGAAATTTCTCCAGGACCGCGGCTGAGTCAACAGCATATGCAATACTATCACAGGCCAAGATAGACAACATCAAGCCACAACAGATTCTGGACCAGTTGACTTACGCCACACCGGCGTTACTATCTGAGTTGATGACAATAATATTAAACGCCAACAGATACAAGTCAAGTAGGCTGGGTGTGAGGAAAACACTGGCCACCAAAGAGACGGTATCTAGGAACATAATAGACTAATGTTACCAAGATTTGCTAGGGGCAAGTTCTCTCCCAAGAACGCGGAGAAGTACGTGGGCACCAAAACACCAACATACAGATCCAGTTGGGAACACTCATTCATGAGACTGTGTGACGAACATCCAAACGTGTATCAATGGGCGTCGGAGTCAATCAAGATACCATACAGGCATCCGTTCACGGGCAAGTACACAGTCTACGTTCCGGACTTCTTCATAGTGTACCAGGACAAGGAAGGTCGTAAACACGCCGAGATGGTGGAGGTCAAACCCATGAGTCAGACCACAATGGAGGCCGCGGGCAAGAGTATGGCCAAGAAGAAACAGGTAGTGATAAACATGGCCAAGTGGGAGGCCGCCAACGCATACGCCAAACAGAGGCGTATCAAGTTCAGGGTGGTGTCAGAAGAACAGTTGTTCCACAACGGTAAACGTAAGTAAATAGAGCAATGACAAAGAAACTAGAAGACATCCTTAATTTACCAAATGTCAAAGAGGCATTCAAAGAGGTGGACAAGAAGGAAAAAGACAAAAAGATCAAAGAGGCCAACGGACAACACGCATCAGCCAAGAATCTAGATCCACAGACACAGAAGAATCTACAGAAAAGTTATGCGGAATTTGACAAAGTTGCGGCCGCACTGCCACAGGTAAAGGGGTTGGGTGAACTGTCAGATCTAGAGTTAGACAAACTGGCCATAGAAGCGGAAGAGAGCTACAAAAATCTAATGGACCTAGGCATGAACGTTGATTCACGTTATTCTGGAAGGATATTTGAAGTTGCGGGCAATTTCTTAAGGAACGCCATAGACGCCAAAAGCGGCAAGATCGACAAGAAACTCAAAATGATCGAATTACAACTTAAAAAGCAGAAGTTAGATCAGGGCAACAAAGACGGTGGTCCGGTGGAAGAAAGTGACGGATTCGTCATATCTGATCGTAACGAATTAATGAAGAAACTACTTAAAAAAGACTAAATATTGCATATGAGCACATTCAAAGACTACCTAACGGAATCAACAAAGTCATATGACTACAAAATAAAGATCGCAGGGGCAAAAAAAGATATTGATATAAATGCTTTGGAAACAGCACTGCAAAAATTTGATCTTGCCAGCATGTCAGCAGGTAAGACAACACCCATCATGACTCTACCACTTGATTTTCCTGCCTTAAGCAACGAGCAAGTGACGATCTTTGACGTGACAACGAATTATCCGGAATCACCAAGGGTGATGCATGAATACCTTTCAGACTTATTAAGGATTCCAGCGACACACATAGTTGTTAGGAAACCAAATGAGCCTACTGAGGAATATCAGAACGACATGCAGGTCGCAAAGAAATCAGAATATGCAAACAAATTGCACGACATAGAATACAAAGACGCACCTAAAGTGAACGCAGAAGACTACCATTCAACAAAAGCAAACATGGGTCTACTTAAAGAATTACTAAAAGACAGAGAAATTAACAAAGACGCTCCAAAAGAAAAAGAAAATGCAATGAGCAAGGAAGAAGAGGGAACACCTAGTCCTCTAACAAAATCAACCAACCCACACCCGGACCCAAAAAGGAAATAAGTTATGGAAATGATCGACGTGTTAACAAAATTAAAAGAAATAGCAGAATCAAGACCTGAATTGGTCAAAGACGCAGTGGAGAACGTTGAGAAGACAAATCCAAAAGCAGTCACAGAAGGTGGCATGAAAGACTACCTACACGACGAGGCAGAGAAACTTTCAAGAGAAGAATTCATTAAGAAACATGGTGAGAGCCTAGCAGGTTTCTGGGACAGTATAAACGGAACTGAAGAAGCAGTTGAAGGCAAGATGCCAGCGGGTCTAAAAGCGTACCATGACAAAAAAGCAGGCAAAGAAGACAAAAAAGAAACTGTTAAAGAAGCAATCCAGATTTCAACTGACACTCCACAAGAAGCATCAATGATGATGCAGATATTAAAACTTGCAGGTGTGCAACAGGTTGATCCAGCAATGATTGGTGCAGAACCAGAAGCAGATTCACACGCTGAGCCAGAAATGGATCAAGACGATGCGGCAGGTTCCATGGACATGGCTAGGATGAGAGACATCATAAAAAATCCAGAAGACGAGCAAAAAGAAGAAACGTTCGCAAACGAACCTGAAGAGAAAGTTCAAGACATAGACAGCCTGGTTAACAAACACTCAGGTGGTTTGAACAGACAAAAGAAAACTTATCCAAAAGTTGCAAATGGAGACAATCCAATGGCGGCAGAAGACAAGATCACAGAGGAAGAGTTGGCTAACAGTCTTAGAACACAGTACGAAAGTTTCAAAACTGCATATCAAGAAGCGGCAAAACCTGACTTCTTAGACATGGACAAAGATGGCGATAAAAAAGAACCAATGAAAAAAGCCATCAAAGATAAAGAAGCAAAGTAATACTTTTCAAAGTAACATCACAGCGTTAAATACTACACTATGGCGTATGTATCACTAGATAGCGACCAAATCAAGAAGGCGCACAAGAAACACAAATACAGCAAGACACAAGTGGAACAACTTGAGAAGTGTATGGATCCTAAAAGTGGACCTTTATACTTTATGAAACAGTTCATGAAGATACAACATCCTGTTAAAGGATCAATACCGTTTCAACCTTTTCCATATCAGGAAAGACTTATCGAAAGTTACAACGATCACAGATTCTCTATAGCCATGTTGCCTAGGCAAACTGGTAAGACCACATGTGCCTCTGGTTTCCTTATATGGTATGCCATGTTCAGACCAGATTCACAGATACTAATCGCGGCACACAAATACGCAGGAGCGTCAGACATCATGTCAAGGGTGCGTTATGCTTATGAGATGTTGCCTAGTTGGATCAAGGCAGGTGTCACACAATACAACAGAAACTCGATAGAATTTGACAACGGTTCAAAGATCATGGCAACCACTACAACTGAAAATACAGGTAGGGGTATGTCACTTACATTAATATACTGTGATGAGTTCGCGTTCGTGCAACCACCAGAGAAAGCCAAGGAATTCTGGACATCACTGTCTCCAACATTGAGTACAGGTGGTAAGTGCATGATAACAAGCACACCCAACTCGGATGAAGACCAGTTCGCAATGATCTGGAAAGAGGCTAACAAGAGGTTTGACGAATACGGCAATGACAAAATGATAGGCACCAATGGATTCTACGCTATGAAGGCACACTGGTCAGAACACCCAGACAGGGATCAAGAGTGGGCTGATGCAGAGAAGGCCAGGATTGGTGAGGAAAGATTCCGAAGGGAACACGAATGCGAATTCTTGATCTTTGACGAAACCCTTATATCAAGTTTAGTTCTTGCAGATATGGAAGGTACAGCACCAGTTGAAACAACAGGTCAGGTGCGTTGGTTCAAAAGACCCACACCGGGACACACTTACATGGTATCCTTAGATCCCAGCATGGGAACAGGTGGTGACTATGCGGCTATACAGATTTTTGAATTGCCAACATTTGAGCAGGTAGGCGAATGGCACCATAACACGACACCTATGAACCAACAGGTACGTATCCTACAAGGAATCACAAAACATATACACGACACAATCATGGAGAAAGATGCAAGTGCCACTCCACAAATATTCTACAGCATGGAGAACAACTCCATAGGTGAAGCCGCACTGATGAGGGTCATGGACATAGGTGAGGAGAACATCATGGGCATGTTCCTGTCAGAACCCATTAGAAAAGGACACAGACGTAAGTTCAGGAGAGGGTTCAACACCACTGCCAAACACAAGATAGATGCATGTACCAAGTTCAAGGAACTGATAGAGAACGACAAGATGAAGATCAACTCACAACTGCTGATTTCAGAGATGAAAGATTTCGTAGCGTCGGGAATGAGTTACAGTGCCAAACCTGGACAGCATGACGACCTTGTAAGTGCTTGTCTGTTAATGACACGTATGATGAAGGTGTTGGCGGATTTTGATCCAAAAATATTCGAAAAATGGACAGACAGGACAAGTGAGATAACACCAATGCCCATATTTGGATCGTTCTCAGGATAATAAATACACTATATGAACCCTAAAAACTCCGAAGATTTATTCAACAAGATAAGATCGCAATTCTCAAACATCAGACTAGGTGATGAGAATGGTGCCGCTACAGCCGATCCAAGCAGTGCAGTGTTCTTTGAGTTTGAATTTGCCGAGGATGCAGACACTTTTGGTAGCGTGAGCATAAGCCTAGCAGACGGTGAGAACATGAAAGTGTACTACAACAGGGATCTAGTGAACAAAATTGATGAGGACAGCAGAGACGAATGGTATGCGTTCCTTAAGGAGTTGAAAGACTTCGCAGTGGAGCATCAAATGAGGTTTGATGTGCGAGATATCACTAAAAACAACCTAACGAAGCAGGACTATGAAAATCTTGCAGATACGAACAAAACGGTAAATACTGATGAAATGTCAGAAGAACTAGCACGAATCACGAAATTAGCGGGTGTTGAAAAGGCACCAGTTGCAGAAGGCCTAACAGGCACTTCTAAGAGTTCTTTCGAGAATCTAAACAAAACAAAATTGATAATCAGACACAAAGGCAAAGTTGACGAGACTGTGCCGGGTGCGAGATCAAGACAGATACAATCACTGTACATCGAAAATGAAGAAGGTGAGAGATTCAAGTATCCAATGACACACCTAGCAGGTGCGAGGGCAATGATGAGACACGTTGCCAACGGTGGAAGACCACACGACGAGTTTGGACAACACATCGTAGCAACTTCAGAAGACATCGCGAAACTGAATTCATTTTCGAGATATGCATCTAACAAAGATCAATTGAACGACAATGCGGGCGACATCATCGAGCAGACTAAATTGAAACTAGAGAACCTAAGAGGTTACATGAAGAACCTTTCTAACCAAACACACTACGAGAACGCAAGTAAAGATTTCAAAACATCAGAAGAACAGATACTGGACGACGAAACTGTAAACAAATTGAGAGAGAAGTTCACAATGAAAAACTTAGACAGCAGAGTAGAAGATGCTTTCCCTATCATAAACAAAATAATGAGCGAATTCGAAGCAACTAAAGAGCAAGAACAAGTCAACGAACTAGAACCAGATGCTGAGCCAATCGACGCACCTGTACAAGCACCTGTAGATCACGGAGCGGTAGTACAGAGTTTCTTGAATGATCCAGACAGCAAATTAGTTCTAAGGAAAGATGACACAGCAGACAAGATGTTGAAAGTAACAAAATTCACAAACAAGAACACCATGTTGAGTTCAATACTGTCAGACATAGCATCAAGGTTGTTGACAAAAACAGGTGAGGAAGACAGGGTGGCGAACTTCGCTAGTAGAGTTGCAGATGAGATGGAACAAGAGAATTCGGCAACATTCAAACCAACACCTGACTACATCAAGAACAAGAAGATTGCAGTACAGTTGGCAAAGAGATATATCGACGACTACAAAAAAATGCAATCAGAACCAGGA